CCGGACTGAGCCGTCTGATTCGATATGAGAACGCGTGAATATACTATTCCTAATTCAGCAATGTCGCTTCATGAATACGCTTTCGTGGATAATAGCGCGACTCCTTTAGTGGAGTCTGGCTCAGACCACCCGTATTTATCTGGCGGCATACTCTGGACTCTGCCTTCATCATTTCCGCTTCGGCGGTTATATATGGTGGACAGTACCGGTGGGAGCGGTGGCTTTAGGCCATGCTTCCACACGGAGGAACAAAATGCATTCGTTAACCCAGTCGTCCGTCACCGATACTTCCGTGGGTGGGGCGGAAACGCCTACCACTATGGTATCACTAGCGGACATATCACTGGGGTGCATGCACTTCGTGTGCCACCGACGTATGATGAGAGTGAGTTAGCTGAACAAGCGCTTGCTTTTATGATGCCCAAGGTGAATTCAGGGACCAGTCTGATCAATTCAGTACTGGAGCTTAGAGACCTGAAGCACATGAATCCGACAGCTAGCGTTAAAAGGATATTTCGAAAATATCCCGAGCTTAACAAGCTCAACACTGCTAAGAAGAAGCGCAAGTTCAAAAAGGAACTTGTTACTCGACTTAACAACGCCCATCTGGGTGCTAGTTTTGGAATTGTGCCGTTCGTCGCAGATATTGTTAACATCTACGACGAATTAGTAAGCCTCCCTTCAAGGTTGGCGGCCCTTAAGGCCAACGCTGAGAAACGGCAAGTCGCTCATTATCGTCGGGTTCTTCCTGACGTGAACGGCCGCTCTGCCCTTACGTCCTGGCAATATGCCTCCTCAAACAACAGTGTTAGTTGGTTGAATGGTTTAAAGCAGGATTGTCTCGCAAACGGCGGGAATAGGCCAAGCATCGCCCTAATCAGGCGGTGCAGATGGATTACCCGTCCCGTTTATCATGCGACGTTGCGCTATTCATATAGCGTACCGAAGGTTGATGATACCACCGCGCAAGCGCTTCTCGCTCTCGACAAGCTTGGGGTCCGACTGGACCCTTCGATTGTTTGGAATGCGATACCGTTTACGTTTGTCGTCGATTGGGTTTTCGACGTGGGTGGTTATCTCGGCTCTCTAGCCAGAGATAATTATCAAATCGAAGTCAATCTCCGCGAGTTTATTCACAGTGTGAAATATCATCGCGAAGCTGAAATCGATATAGACTACGATTGCGACACGGGGCTTAATGCCGTCGATCGCTTCAAGCACTACCCGTTCTCCGTCAAGGGAGTGGGCATCTATCGTGGGTCTTATCGGTTTTATGACCGCAAAAGCGCTAACCCTAGCGTCAGTGCGGCACGTCTGCGAGCTCCGACTATTCGGCAGGCTTCCCTTGCGGGGAGCTTGTTGCTTACTAGGAGTTCGTGGGGATCAGCAACTGGGTACCAGTACAGAAGATGACTTTTGTCGTAACTGTGATCGGTACCCCAACTTTGCATCTCTTGGGACAAGCGCCCTCACCATGTGGTGAGGGAATTCTCGTTTTCTCATGTAGTAGTGCTAAGTCCACAATCGGGCCTAAAAAGCTCAAAACCTCTAACGATAAGTCAGAAGCCATGCTTACATCAGACCAAACCCTCGTGTCTTCACGAGGCTCACAAACACTACCCGGCACTGCCGGGTCCACTGTATTCGCCCAGATCACTGGGACAGTGGGGAACGCCGTTGAGCGGAGAGTTGCCGCCACATCCAATACGACTCCGGAGACCATCAAGGTCGCCCATGAGTTGAAAGGGATTGGGTATAAGCAACGCTGCCGTTCCTTGATCAAGCACTCAAGGGTGTACAACAACACTGATCCGTCTACGACGGGAGGTGTTGTACCATCCTTCTCTTGGTCAATCGTGCTGGACCGTCCTCTCCAATCCGGAGGGGCGGTTACTACAGCACACATCAAGGACGCGCTCGGCCAGCTCATGGATCTATTGTTGATCTCGGGGCAGCTGGACAAGATCTTGAATCAAGAAGCCTAGATCGGCTTCAAGAGCGCCATCCATTCCAAGTCGAGCATGCCCTTAATTGGGCCTATACAAGACAGGTTTGGCTCTGGCGCCCTGATCGTTCTGTGTTTGGACAAGTCTGCTAATTGGGACTCTCTGATGCTGCATTGATCTATCTGGCTGGACTGCTAACCAATACCTTAATAAGTATGGCAAACATGAAAAGCCGAGCCCCTGAGCAAGGGGCGAAGTCCGGGTTTGACCCGGCAACCTCGTCCTTCTACGAAGGGCTTATCAACGCAACGTCGAGAGACGTAGCACTATCCTGCAATCGATCAGACACTGAGCTAGAGAGAGATCTCGAAGAGATTCGGACTCGCTTTAGGAACGAGGGAATGTCGTTTTTGACAAAGACGCTTCCCTCCCTTGGCAAGGCCCTCGATAGGGCTCTGTCTCGTGACACTGCGCTAGACGTAGTTGGTTTCAAACTCCAACGTATGTCGAAGATACCGCTCTTTATGGGCGAACTCTTCTCGCAAGTGTTTAGTGTTGATGGATTCGAACGCAGCGATGCGTCCGACAAGGCCGTGATGGCCATCCGTCAGGTTTGTTACTTGTACTACAAGTTAAACCTGCCGTTTACCCAGGAACAGCAAGATGACGTCATCTTACAGTTCATTAAAACCGATGAAGCTCTGGAAAATAATCCCAAAGCTCTCTCTTCGTCTCCGTATCAGTGGTGGACACTCCGATATGCCAAGGCTCTTGTTAAGAGGGTCTTGGGGTCGGTGGACCCTCGTAGTGAGGATCTGTTCACAGCTAGGCACGGGCCGGGAGGAGTCTCGACGGGTGAGAAAAGTTATCAGAAGCCGGTCTTTAGACGATTCATCTCGCGACTAGCGAGTGAATTTCCTTATGATCGATACTTCTATTTTAACTTGACTCATCTATGCGATGACTTAGTTGGTTTTAACGCCCTCGAAGAATTGGACTCAGGTACAGCGAAAGTTGTGCTTGTACCCAAGGACTCGAGGGGTCCTAGGTTAATATCATGCGAACCACTAGAAAACCAGTGGATCCAGCAGGGGATGATGAATGTGCTGACACAGGTCATTAGCACTCATCCCTATACGCGGGGTCTCGTGAACTTTACGGATCAAACCGTAAATCAACGCCTGGCGATCGAAGGTTCCCTAAATGGGGACTTCGTGACGCTTGATATGAAGGACGCCTCCGACAGGGTGGGATTGGCTCTCGTGAGAGAGTTAGTTCCGCCGATTTGGTTCGACGCCTTATGGGCATGTCGTTCTGATTCAACGAGGCTCCCGAACGGTGAGGTGCTTTATTTGAACAAATTCGCTCCAATGGGGTCAGCATGTTGCTTCCCTGTTGAGGCGTTGGTGTTCTGGGCACTCTCTGTGGCCGCCATCTCATACGAGTCTGGTAAGTCCTTCCGCCAACTTCAGGCGGAGGGTCGGGCCCCATTCGTATACGGTGATGATATCATCTGTCGCACCCAAGACTACGGGGCGATAGAACAGTGCTTACCCAAGTTCGGCTTGATGCTGAACGAGAACAAGTGCTGTGTAGGCAGGTCTTTTCGAGAATCCTGCGGAGTCGACGCATTCAAAGGCGTCATTGTCACTCCCCTTCGAACGAAGGCTCCATGGTCATCAACGTTAGCTGGTATGAGTTATCTCTCCTGGGTCGCGTTTCACAACGCAGCCATGAGGAGGGGTTACTTCAACATATGCGACTTCCTGTCGGATTCAATCCAACAGATTAGGAAAACACCTTACTCAGATGATATCCAGTCTGAAACGGTCGCTCTTGTTGACTGCCGGAAAGTGGCCTCTCAAGAAAATCAGCGCTTAGGCATAGTAACTAGGTGGAATACCCAGTTGCATCGCCTCGAAGTGCGTTCTTGGAAGGTCCGTCTCCGCATGCAGGTGCATGCCGAGATCCCGGGTTGGGCGGAGATGTTACGTGTAACATCACTAAGCCGACGTGAGAGGGGTCTTGTAAACCCTTCAAACGCTGGTGAGAGTGGTGACATGCGACAGATTACTCTGCTTGCAGCTCCTGGGAGAAGATACTATCATCCGAAGTATGATGTCATACGATGGGCGAAGTTGACCCTCCCGGTCCGTGCATATCAGTAC